CATTGAACAAGAAGCAATTTGCCGATACAATCGGGCTGAAACCCCGCCAGATCGACAACTTAGTGCTCGACGGCTTGCCTCGAACCAAGCGCGGCCGGTCGTACGACTACGGGATCGAGGCGGTGGTCTGGTATTACCAACGGCGCATCGACCGCGACAAGGCCACTCGCCCCGACCTCAAGGAATCTCAGGAGCGGTTCGAAGCGGCGCGGGCCAAGAAGATGGAGCTCGAACTCGAGCTACTGCAGGCGGAAAGTGTGAAGGCGCACGTGGCACGCGAGGAACTCGGACGCATTCTCGACCGATTGCGCGCTCGACTCCTGAACGTGCCGGCGACAGCCGCCCCGCGGATGGTCGGATGCAAGACCGTTCGGCAGGCGACGGCCCAGCTCGAGGAGGGAATGCGGGAGGCCCTGGCGGTGTTGCAGGAAACTGCGGACGAGGACAATGACGGCACTCGACACAACGGTAGAAGACGAGCAAAAAAGAAGGCTGCGAAACGCACTGCGCGAAGAGGTTCGCGCAAGACTTCGTCCTCCCCCTAGACTGACGGTCTCGGAGTGGGCGGACAAGTTCCGGATGCTCAGCCGGGAGAGTTCGGCCGAGCCAGGCCGGTGGCGTACCAGTCGCGTGCCCTACCTGCGTGCCATCATGGACGCATTCAGCCATCCAGATGTCGAGCGGATTTCGGTACAGAAGCCCTCGCAGGTTGGTTACACCGAGGTGCTCAACAACGTGGTCGGGTTTGTGATCGACCAGGACCCAGGGCCGATCCTCATGGTGCAGCCGACCGTGGAGATGGGCAAAGACTGGAGCAAGCGCCGGCTCGCGAACATGCTTCGGGATACCCCATGCCTCCAGGACAAGGTGAAGGATCCCCGATCGCGAGATTCGGGCAACACGATTCAAGAGAAGGAATTCCCCGGAGGTCAAGTTGCTGTTGTCGGAAGCAACGCCCCGTCGGGGTTGGCTGCGCGGCCCATCCGCTGGTTGTTGTTCGATGAGGTGGATCGATTCGAAGCATCGGCGGGCTCGGAGGGCGATCCGATCGGGATTGCCGAGAAGCGCACCATCACCTTCCACAACAGGAAGATCGCCCACGGCAGCTCGCCGCACCTTAAAGGTTCGTCACGGATCGAGAAGTCGCTCGCCGATTCGGTCTGTCACTACTACCTCGTGCCCTGTCCTCGTTGCGGAGAGCTGCAGCGCATGATCTGGAAAAACAAAGAGGGTGATTACTGTCTCGTCTTTGAGCGCGATGAACGTACCGGTCGGGTTGAGTGGGCGAAGTATCTCTGTCAGCACTGCGGCGTGCTGATTGACGAGTCGGAGAAGTACCGGATGGCGGCCGAGGGGGAATGGTGGCATGAGACACCCGACGGCGAACTCGAGTCCGGGGTCAAGTGGTCGCGCCACGTCGGGTTCCGGATCGACATCTTCTACTCGCCGTGGAAGGAATGGGTCGAGATCGGCCAGGAGTTTCTCGAGGCGAAGAACAGCCCCGAGCTGCTCCAGGTGTTCTTCAACACCACGATCGGCGACTCATGGGAGGAAAACTTGGAGAAGGTAGATCCCGAAGGTTTGAAAAGTCGGCGTGAGGCGTTTATCGCCGAAGCACCAGCGGGCGTTGCCATCCTTACCGCTGGCGTCGATGTACAGAAAGACCGGTTGGAACTGGAGATCGACGGATGGGGGAAAGGGCAAGAATGTTGGAAGACGCACTATCGGATTTACGGCGACCCGGAAGGTGGGGAGGTGTGGGAAAGGTTGAACGCATACCTGACGCGCCCCTATCAGCATGAGCTTGGCCCGACGATCCGAATCCGGGCCTGTGGGATCGACACCAACTATCTCTCGACGGAAGTGTACAAATTCTGCCGCGGTAAACTTCGCCAGGGCGTGTTCCCTATTCGGGGGCTCTCACAACGGGGCAGACCGTTGATCGGGACGCCGCCGAAGAAGCCCAACCGCCAGGGTGTGAAGCTGATCCCGGTCGGGACAGACACCGGGAAAGACCTTCTCTTAGCCCGCCTCAAGATTCAAAACCCCGGCCCGGGATACATTCACTTCAGCCAACCAACAGATACTGGTGGTGACGATGAATATTTTGCACAGTTCGCCGGCGATGCCGTGGTCTGGCGGTACGAGCACGGCCGGCGGGTGCGGAAGTACAAACAAGTCCGCCCACGCAACGAGGCCATCGACCTCGGCGTGTACAACCTCGCCGCGCTCTACTGGCTCGGTGCCAACGTTTACGAGCGCCTAGACCGCTGGGTTCAGAAGATCGAAGCGGAGGCGGCGCTAAGTAAGAAGAGACAAGACGAACCCGATGAGGTGACGGAAGCCCAGAAGGACGAGGAGAAGGTTCTAGGTAAGCGTCCGAAGCGCAAGCGCAGGGGTGGCTTTGTTGATCGGTGGCGGACATGACAAACCTCGCCTCGTATCGCGTATGGGCGCGCGAGCACGGCGCCCTCCTGAATACCGAACTCCGCGTGCTGTTCGAGATTCTCCCCGATTTGGTTGGCACCGCGTTTCAACCGATCCGCCAGGCAGACGTCGCCAAGGCGGTACGGGTGTCGCAATCTCGCGTGAGTAGGTCGCTCGGTCGCCTCGTGGACGAAGGCTATCTCGAGCCAGGACCGCGGAACGGCACGGGCAGCACCTACCGCCTGAACCTCACGCACTACGCGATCGAACAGATCATCGACCAGCAAGCCGTCGGCAACTGAAGGGGCTTGTATACCGAATCCGTATATACGGATTCCGTATAATGGGCTGCGTGGTTCGTAGGCCCTCCCGATGTTGTAGGCATGGCACCCGTCACACCTACCGGAGAGCCCGCCGAGCTTGTGGTCGGCGACTCGTGGCGTTGGCGCATTCCTGACCACGCCGACTATCCGAATTCAGAATCGTGGACACTGCAGTATGATTTCGTCGGTGTTGGGATTCTTCTCACCACCGACGTCACGATTGCCTTCCAGACGAGCGGTGATGACGAGAATCACTGGCTCGTCACGGTTACTTCGGCAAAGACTGCGGGCATCGACGACGGTCGCTACGATCTCTTCAAGCGGTTTGTTGGCTCGGGTACGCACTCCGGCCGAACGGAAACCATCGGTCGGGATGGTAAAGTGGGTGGCCCCCCGTTCTCTGTTGCTATCCGGGAAGACCCCCGGGTCGCAACGGCTGGCATGTTCCAGACGCACGCCGAACGGACGCTCGTCGTCATCGAATCGGCCCTCGAGGGTCGGCTGACAAAAGACCTGGAGTCGTACCAGATCGCCGGTCGCTCCATCTCCAAGATCCCCATCGAGACGCTCATGAAGATGCGCGGCCGCTACGCCGGCCTCGTCCAACAGGAGCGCACGGGCCGCATTACACGTCGCCACTTGATTCGGTTCCCCGCTCATGCGTAACCCGCTGCGCTTGGCCTGGTCGTCTGTGCGGCTTCTCGTCAAAGATCGCCACGACGCACTGACCTATACCGGCATCGGCACGTTGACGGCGGGGGTCGCCATGGAGTTCGGGCGCGGATGGGCGCTCACCGCGTTCGGGTTCGTCGTCTTGGTGTTCGCGTGGAAGGGGCTGCGCTGATGGGTTTCGTCCGATCCCTCGTCCACCGACCCCGCGCCAACTTCGCCGGCGCGCAAATCGGGCGGCTCACGCTCGACTGGATCATGGCGCACCGAAGCGCCGATCAGGAGATCCGGGGATCGCTCATTCTACTGCGCGACCGAGCGCGGGAGCTGGTTCGCAACACGTCCTGGGTGCGGCGCTACGTCCGTCTGCTCGCGCAGAACGTGATGGGCCCGAAAGGGATTGGACTCCAGGCGCGGATGCAATCGGGCGGTCGGCCGCTCGCCCAGGCAAACCAGCGCACCGAGGATGCATGGGGTAGATGGGGTGAGCCTGGCGTGTGTACCGTCGATGGCAAGCTCTCGTGGCGCGGACTGCAACATCTCGTCATGAAGAACCTCCCGTCGGACGGGGAGGTCTTGATCCGTATCGTTCGGGGGTTCGACAATCCATTCGGGTTTGCGCTGCAGGTGTTGGATCCAGACCAGCTCGACGAGAACTACAACATCCCCCGAGCGCCGGATTCTCCGGACAACGAGATCCGGATGGGCGTCGAGCTCGACCACTGGGGACGACCGGTTGCCTATCACCTGTGGGACGGACATCCCTCGGAACTCCATGGACGCCGGAAGCGAAAACGCGTACCGGCCGCCGACATCATCCACCTGGGCGAACCCGACCGACCCGCACAGACGCGGTACGTGCCCTGGATTGCGTCGGTCATGCTCGACCTCAACATGCTGCGCGGCTACTTCGAGGCCGAGCTCGTCGCTGCCCGGGTCGCGGCCGCGTCTGGCGGATTCTTCACCCGCGATGCTGAAGACCTCGGTAGTAACCCAGACCAGAGTGAAGACGAACCGTTAGCGATGGATGCCGAGCCGGGCACCTTCCACGAATTGCCGGCCGGTATGGGCGTGGAAACGTTTACCCCCGACCACCCGACGGCGGCGTTCCCTGCGTTTGTCAAAGCCATTCTGCGCTCCGTCGCGACTGGTCTCGGTATCAGCTACAACATCCTCGCCAACGACCTCGAGCACGTCAACTACTCGTCGATTCGGGCCGGTATGCTGGACGAGCGCGACTACTATCGGACAATCCAGGAATGGATAATCGATCACTTCCACAAGCGCGTTTACAAGGAATGGCTGCCGTGGGCGATGCTCACGGGTCGGCTCGACTCCCGCGTGCCCCTTGCGCGCTACCAGGCGGTCATTTGGCAACCACGCGGATGGCAGTGGGTGGATCCCGAAAAGGATATCAACGCCGCGATCAAAGGCATCCAGCAGGGTTTGAACTCTCGCCAGCGCATTCTGGGTGGGCACGGGCTCGACTTCGAAGAAGTGATTGACGACCTCGCGAAAGAGAAGGCCATGCTCGAGGAGCGCGGGTTGTATGCCGTTCCCGAACAGACTGGCGAACTCACTATCACGCCGGACACGCAAGGCACGGGAGATCCACCGAAGCAATCCAAGAACGGCAACGGAGCCACTCCCTCTAACCGTGTGCGAGGTCTGGTATGAGCGACAAGGCCGGCCGGCGTTCGATTGAAATATTGCTCACGATTCCGTGGGCGATACGCCCCGAGTGGGCCAAGCAGATGCTGACGATTGCCCAACGGGACGGACTGACACCCGAAGCGGTGGCGGCCGAGCTCGGGCAGCCGCTCAACAACACGCGGACGGTAACCGTGCGTGAGGGCATCGCGACCATCCCGATGTCTGGTCCGATGTTCCGGTACGCCAACATCTTCGCCGATGTCTCTGGTGCTACGTCGTACGAGGCGCTTGCGACCGATCTCCGCGTTGCGCTCGACGACCCCTCAGTCCAGGCCATCCTGCTCGCCGTGGATAGTCCAGGTGGCGAGGTCTTCGGCGCCAGCGAATTGTCGGATCTGATCTTCAACGCCCGCGGCACCAAGCCGATCGTTGCACATGTGGGCGGGTTCGGGGCCTCGGCGGCGTATTGGATCGCGAGTGCTGCCGACGAGGTGGTGACATCGAGCACCGGCATCCTCGGTAGTCTCGGCGTCTGCATGTCCGTGACCGTGCCGGGTGACGAGCCGGATCTTTTCGGTGACCGCGAGATCGAGTTCGTCTCGAGCCAAAGCCCTGATAAAAATCTTGACCCGACGAGCAAGGCTGGCCGGGAACAGCACCAGGCGATTGTCGATAAACTCGCCGGGGTCTTTGTGGCGGACGTGGCGCGCAACCGCGGGGTGACAGAGACGACCGTGCTCGATGGGTTCGGTAAAGGCGGAACGTTCATCGGCACAGACGCCGTGGCTGCTGGCCTCGCCGATCGTGTCGCAACCTTTGAAGCCACGCACGCCGCCCTCGTCGCTCGCACCTCTCGCGGTGGCGTGCTCCCGTTCCGGACCGCCGCAGTGGAACCAGCGAACAGCGCAACGCTACTGGCTCAGATCCTCGAGGCGGTTGGCCTTGAGGGCGGAATCCGCTATGCCGCGCGTGCGCATCTCACAGCTACAGCATTATCGCTACCGGCGCCCGTCGCGGCGCCCTTACCACCGGCCCCGAAGGCCGCAATCAAGGAGGACCCTGTCATGTCCGACAAGACGACAGTGGCCCCGGACGCCGGGGCTGAGCTCGCCGAGTTCAAAGCACGGCTGGCATCAATCACGAATCTCTGTGCCGCAGCTGGCTTTCCGGAAAAGGCGCTCGAATACGTCGACGGCGAATTGTCGCTCGATGCGATCGGCGTTGAGCTGTTC